CTAGAAAACAAACCACCAAACCATAATCTATTATTATGAAATGTAACTGCTTGAGGATAACCTCTTAAATCTGACATAGATTGTTCATCCCAATCAGCTGTAGCAGTAGTGTTTGTTAATGTTTCATTAACTGTAGCTGTAACAGTTGTTGCATTTGTATAAGCAGTTATAGTCATAGTTTTTTTGTTTTTTCTAATTTTTAATCCTACCCAAGATGCCGAAAAAGTATTTGCACTAGCAGTAACTGTAACTGAACCTGTTGTTCCACTTGTACTAATTGTTGTACTAGAAACTTCATATTTAAAATATGGTTGGTATATAGGATAACCAGAAGAATGAGTTGCAAAGCTAAATGTACTAACTGTAAAATTAGTTGCTGAATTTCTGAATATTTTTCTTATAGCATTGTTTCTATGAGTTACATAAATAGTATCTCCAAATTGTGCAAAATTTAATTCAAATAATTGAGCTGTAGTCCAATTACAATTTGTTGTGTAATTACTTGTTAGAGCTGTACCACTAACATTATACACATCCATTCTATTGTTAGATAATACAATTATAGCTACTTCATCGTCAGAAAATATAAATGGAAGTATTCTACATTCTGCAGGAAGTGATGCTAAATAAGAAGTACCTGGTCTTCTCATTATTCCACCTTCTGCAAGTAATGCAAAATTTTTACATTCTTTAGCACCTTGAAAATATGAAGGCACATCTGTTCTTTGAGCTAATAAAGGATTTAGTTCGCCTGATGAAAAATTAGTAATTACCGTTCTTAATGTTCTGCCCATTATCCATCCGTTCTTGTAGAATTTCTAAGATTAATAAATCTACTTGTATCTAATACTTTTGTAGTTGTTTCAGCAGAATCTATATTTTTAGCTACAAGAAATTGTCTTTCAGCTAATTCTTTAAATTGTCTAATCATTGCTGAATCTCTAGCAACAGAACCTGCAAATACAGAAGCTAATTCATATTCTAATGCTAATCTAAAATGAGGTGGAAAATAGTCTTCATCTACTTTGTAGATATAATCCATTATTAATGTGCTGTTTGAACCATAGCTATTTACATAAATGTAATCTTGGTATCTTGAATAAGGAATAACATAATCGTTTACTGTTATTGAAATAATTTGTAATACTTCAGGACTTGTTGGCATTTGATATGCATAATCATATCTTCCTTCTGGTGTATTAGTTAATAAGTTTAATGATTGTTGTGTTGTAGCAAATCTCCATCTATGTCTTGTAAGAGATGCTTCACATACATCTGTATAAACATTTGATGCAACTAATGCTTCAGTACTTCCATCTGAAAAAGATGATATTGGTTGTGCACCTATCATCACTAAAGCTCTTGCACATATGTCTATACTTGTTGTTGCCATAATTATAAAAAAAATGACTTAGGGGGATTTCTCCCCCTAAATCGAAATTAGACTATGCTAATTTTTTTGTAGTAACAGTAGTTGCACCAGAAGCTGAATCTACTACAAGTAGATCAGATTCCATAGTACCACCTACACTTGCTGCAACAAGGATCATATCACCTTGTTTTAGCTCTGCGTAAGCACTATTGAAGTAACCACTTCCTACGATAGCTGATGTCGCATCTCCGTCAGTATAAAACCAAAGAGAGTTGCCACCCATCTGAGCTACCTTTTTAATTGGATTGTCAGTTGCGTATGCCATATTATTATATCTCCTTAATTATTATTCTGTACAAAGTTGAACTCTAGCAGCATCACCATCGATAGTAGTCGCACCTAAAGATAACATTGAAGTTATTAAGTGAGATACTTTCTCAGGGATGTAGTTTACTTCTGTTCTAACATCTGATCCAATTCCACATCCAATTGAAGATTTGTGGAAGCACAGAGTTTTTCTGTCTGAACCAGAAGTTGATAGACCAGAGTGTACGAAGAACAAGAATCCCATCCATCTTTTAGCAGTCATGCCAGAAGGGAAAGGAAGATCTTGAGGGCCAACGTACTCAACTCTAGAGAATTGATCGATTGATAAAAGATCAGACCATTGTTTAGGCCCAACTACCCAGTATCTTTGATTATCATCTGGAACGTCATTTCCGTTGAAAACTTCCATCATGTTCTTTGCTTTAATCAAACTCATACCAGTTGCTGAACTGTTAACATTAGCTGCGATAGAAGCTGAGCCATCTAAAACATCGATAAGCACTTGGTCAGTTTTTCTACCTAATGCATATGCTGCTGAAGATGCAACAACTTGTCTTTCGTCAATGTTTACCTTTAACTCGTCTAACTTGTCAACGTAGTCAGCTGCATAGTAATCAGTTAAAGTTGCAGACACATTGCTGTGAGAAAGATCCATAGCAACTACTTCAGCATGTCTTGCTTTAGTATTTGCAGATCCTTTTGCTACTTTTTGAAACTTAACAGTAGATCCATTGACACCGTTAACTGTTCTAACAAGGTTCTTTAATTTGCTTCCCATTCTTTGGTAAGCCATATGAACTTCTGCTTCGAACTGAGTTATAAAGGCATTAGTTATTGATGTTGCCATTATTGTGTCCTTTGTTTGTTAATGTTAATGTACCGATTATCTTTTTAATGCAGGGGATTGTTATCCAATTAAGGGCAATCATTGAACATTCGAAAGGTCTTAAAATTAGAAATATTCTAAACTATATATAGTTGGCAACGCACAATTTAGATCCAATATTTAGGAATAGTAATTACTTCTCCGTATTCGATCTCTCCATTTTCATCTTCTGAGTAAGTACCAAACAAAGTAATAAAATCATCTGTTTCTTTGTAGATCCAAAATTCTCCTGTTGTGCAAGTCGCAGGTTTAGCAGCTTCCATTTGTTTTAAGGATAGCCAACCTGTTTGACTTACACAATCAAGCCATTTAAGAGGTTTTTTTAACCTCTTATATTTTTGATTAACTTTGTCCTTTATAGGCTTTTTCATACAACTCCGTAACCCTTCTTACATATCCAGGATCTCTTTTATTAGAATCCCAATATCGAGGATCATTTAACATTGCTTTTAAATCATCCTGAGTTGCTTGAGCATCTACCTGTGTATTGGAAGTAGGCATGTTAGAGTCTTTATTAAGCTTCATAAGTTCTTCAACAACTTTAACACCTTCGGCAGTAGATGCCAAATTAGCAATTGTATTATAACCTTCTGGACTTAAATGTTTTTTAGACCACATAGATGCAGCTTCTATTCTTTCTTTTCCAGCATCACCTAATTTTTGAGTTTCAATTTGAGGATTAGGAATATTTGCTAAAGCATTATCTACAAAAGCTTTTACACCACTATCGTATTGTTCTTGAGATAGACCTGCATCTTTTGCAGTTTTATCCCACCATTGTACGATAGGCATTTCTTTGTTTATGTTTAAATTAACTTTATCATCTAATTCAGGAACATTAAGTTTATAACTTTCAGGAACATTTTTAATTTTCTCTGCTTCAAGATCTGTTCTAATTTGTTTAGTTAGATCTTCTGTTCTTGATCCTAATTTAGATTCAAGTGAATTATAACTTGATGCTAAATTTTCTATGTTAACTTGTTTAGTTGTTTCATCCCAAAACTTATCCTGCACATATTCAGGTTTCGTTGCTTCAGAAGGTTGTTCTGTAGCGATTGGTGCTGAAACTTCAGCATTATCATCTGCCATCTTGTTCTCCTTTTTTGGTTCTTGTTTTGATTATACCAACTAAAAATCTCATACCTTCAATATGAAATAATTGATTGCTAGTAACATTAGGCCCTGCAACAGCTTCTGTTGTAATTGATTGCAGGTATTCTAATACCTTTTTTCCTTCATCACCTTTAAACACATTTGCGAAATGTTTATTTAAAATCTGTTCGTCTTTTTCAGATCTTACATAACCATCGACACTTGCTGCTATTTTAGGTTTTTCTTTTTTTAATGCATCCCATGTCATCTATGCTCCTGGTGGAGCTTCTCCTCCTTCTGTTGGTTGTTCAGCTTGTTGAGCTAATTGACTAATTTGGTCAACCATAGCTTTTTGTTCTTGTTCACTTCTAATAAGTTTTTCAGGAAGGTTCATTTTTTCTGCTAAATATTTTGCAGTTTCATTTTGGTTAACAATGACATTAATCATTTGTGGGCCAAACGTACCTGCAATTATTTCATTGAACCTAGTTACATCTGCAACATCTTGTAAATGTTGAGCTTGTGCTAGAGGTGAACGTGGTGCTATTTTTACTTCCCTACCATTTACTTTAGGGATTTCTATTCTACCTTGTTTAGATAAAATTCTAATAATTCTTCTTAATAATGGATTAATTAATTCAGATTGTAGTCTTCCAAAAGAAGAACCTATTTGTCTAGATAGATCTGCCATTCTTTCAGATACTTCTGTTGCTGTCATTGGAGTACCTTCAGGTTTTCCAAGAGCTTCCATATATAATGCTTTTTTAATATTAGCTCTCATGTCATTTAAGACCAATTGAGCAACATCAAAATTAGATGCTGCTTGAATTGGTAATAATCCTTTTGAACCCGGAGCTACAGGTATTAAAGATCCTGGTACTAAAGAAATGTTATCAGGATTAATTACACCATCATCTTCGTAAGTATAAACACCACTTACAGACATTTGTGCATTTTGTAGGATTAATTCAATTGTTAAATTACAAGTTTTAATAGCTCCCATTGCATTAAATACTGGGCCTCTACCATAAACTTCACCAGATGCTTTATTCCATCTAAATACTAAATAAGGATTAGAACCTTCTCCTGTGTAAATTTCTTCTAATAAAATATGTTTTGGATTTTCCATAACAACACAGAATTTATATTTTTCCACATTGTCTTCATGAATTTTGTAAATAGCTTCTATAAGTTTAATTTGTTTTTTTTGTTTTAATGGATCAAAGTTTTCTGGTAATTTAGCTTTAGGATATAAAATATTTATTTCAGTAGGTTTACAAACTCTTGTTCTATAAACTGTATCAATCTTTCCATCAGGCCCATTGTTTAAACATACTCTTGTTAAAGGTACTGCTGTAAATTTAATTGGATTAACTGCATCACCTTCTTCAACAAGCATAACTCCTGTACCAATAGCAAGATCCATAAATGCTTCATGTATCTCTTGGTTAAAATTTGAAGTTTGTAATATTTGAAAAACGTAATCAGTAATTTTATCTAAGTTTAAATTTATTCCTGTCTTTTGTTCAGCTGGTATTTCTGATCCAGCTTGAAAGTCAGCCCATCGTGCAAAGGTAGGTGTAATTCCTGCTTGGAGTCTTGATGCAAATTCTTGTACTCCGACAACAGCTGTTTCGTCAAAAATTTTATCGGTACGTCTTTGACCTGGGGATTCATCATAAAAAGACTCCCTATTAGGTAAACAATACTCATATGCTTCTTCGAATTTATCCTTCCAATAATCCTTTATACCTTGAGCTTCTTTATATTTTTTAAGAACCTCTGTTGCTTTGTCAGATGATCCGTACATTGGTGGATCTGAAATATCAACATATGCCATTATTATTTTCTAGTTTTTTTTTGTTCTTTATTATTTTTCAATCTTTGAAATTCTTTTTCAACAGAACCAGCTCCATATACTTCGTCTATTTGTGCATCAGTTGCAGGATAATGATCGCCATGTTTTTTTTTACCATCTTTAATTTTATCTGCAATCCAAGCTTTAGTGTGCCATGTTTCGTGTGCCATATTTTCTCCTAACTATAAAATCCTCTGCCACCAGGATTACCAAATAAAGATCTAGAACCAATTAAGCCTTTAGCTTTTTTGTTTTCCGTTTCTTTTGCATTAGCTTCTGCTGCAGCTTTAGCTTCTTCTTGAGCTTTAGTTTCTCTTTCAAGTCTAGCTTCATAATCTATTTGAGCTTGTGACTTTGGTGGTGGTTTTGGACTAAAAATTGATCCCATTAGTGTAAATCCTCCTCATCAAAATCGGCATCTAAATCATCATCATCTTCAGCTGAAAATAAAATATCTTTAAGATCATCTAATAAAGATTGTTCTTCATTATGAAGTTCTTCAATTCTATCTAAAATTTCTCTAGCTGTTTTTTTTGCCATGATTTGTACCTTTTTCCCAAAATGACGAATATCCAGCTTTAATCAACGCACAATATAATTGATAAGGGGTAAAGATATACCATCGCCAATATCCTATTAACCTCATAACAAATGATACACAAGTCAATGAATTAATCCTTAAGAATTGATAATCATCTTTAATAGGACATTTTAAAACTTTAAAATTATATAAGATACCAAGTATATTTGAAGCTTCTTCAGGGGTTAATACATGTAATCTTATACCTGCGTGAGTAAATTGTAGATGTAGCCATCTATTTATTTTAGGATCATATTGTAAAGCTCCACAATGCGTGAAGCCTTTTTTTA